AGCCCCCCCCTTATCAACCCCAAGAGCCAGGAGATTTAGTTAGACAGACAGCGACCGACGCGCCCGCGGGCGCCCGCGTGGACGCGAGCGGGGGCGCGGACGCCTGCGCCCGCGCACGCGAGGACATCGCCGCGGCGGTCGAGGTCCTGTCGGGGCACCCGAACACCGGCCACGTCGCCGGCTACCTCTGCCAGCAGTCGGCGGCGGCGGACGTGGTGGCGGTCGCCTCGGACGGGTGGCGCCTGGCCTCGGCCGCGCGGAAGTTCTGCTCGAGCGAGATCGAGCACGAGGTCCGGTGCCGCAGGGCGCGGACCGCCTTCAAGTACCTGATGGGCATCGCCCGCGACCTGGCCGGGCCCTGGGAGCCGCGGCCGGTCGCGCCGGCCGCCCCGCGGCCCCGGCGCGCCCCCAGGGGCGGCGGGCCGCCGTCGAAACGCGAGGACTACGCGGCGTGGCGGGAGAAGCTGATGGCCGACCTGGAGGGCATCTGATGGCGACGAGCGGCGAGCGGGACATCGCGCTGTGGTTCCGCGGCTTCATCGCGGCGCACCAGGAGCGGTTCCCCCACGGGGCCTGGCCCGAGGACGCGCAGGCCCGCAAGGAGTTCTTCGCGCCCTGGAAGGCGGCGCTGGCGAAGGCCGGCGCGACGGCCGACCAGGCGGAGCGGGCGAGCGTGGCGCTGGCCGAGGACCCGCCGCGGTACCTGTCGGACCACCTGCCCGCGCTGCTGAAGATCCTTGGCGGGATCCGGCGCGAGGAGGGGGCGGCCGGCGGCCGGTTCGAGGACCGGGCCGAGGCCGAGGCGGCGTCCCGCGGCTGCGTCCACTGCGGCGGCGGGGGGCTGGCGTCGACGCCCCACCCCGCCGACGGCCGCATGGTGGCGGCGACGTGCGTCTGCCCGGCCGGCCGCTGGATGCGCGACCGGATCGACCGCGGCAAGGACCGGCAGCTCGCGGCCCGCTTCCCGGACCTGGCGTCCGACCGGGCCCGGCTGGCGGCCGAGGCCGCGCAGGCGGACCTCGACGACCGGGTGGCCGAGCACTGGGCGGCCCTGGGCGACCTGGAGCGGGCCGAGTGGCGTATGGAGACCTTCGATCGGCTGCCCCGGCTGGCCGAGGCGGTGGCGTCGCGCGGGTGCGGGGCCTGGCCGCGGGCCTACGCCGAGTCGCTGGCGGCCAGAGCCTGCTACCTCGGGCAGCGGGTGTACGAGGCGGACCCTTGGGCCGGGATGCGCGACCTGGCCGCCCGGCCGGGCGCCGCGGCGGCCATCGGCCGGCGGCAGGGCCCGGCCCCGGCGGTCGAGCCGTCGGCGGCGGACCTGGAGGAGGCCGAGCGGCGGCGCGAGGAGCTGAGGCGGCAGATCGAGTCCAGGAGGGCGACGGCGTGACGTGCGAGGAGTTCTACCGGCTGGTGCGGGAGCTGCGCGAGCAGCAGCGGCGGTGGTTCCGGTCCAAGGGCGAGGACCGCGCGGCGCTGTCCGAGTCCAAGCGGCTGGAACGCGAGGTCGACCGGGCGTTGGCGGACCATTTCGAGCAGGGAACACTCTTCGACAGGTGAGGTGACCATGGCGACGGCCGAGCTGGTCGAGGTCGAGACGGAGGCCGAGGAGCTGCTGCGGCGGATCCAGGCGAAGAACCGCGACGTGCGCGAGGCGCAGGGCGACTACGAGCGGAAGAACGAGCTGGCGAAGAACGCGAAGAAGCGGTGGGAGGCGCTCCAGGAGGAGCTGAACAAGCTGGTCGAGGACAGCGCGAAGGAGCTGCCGCTCTTCGCGGGCCCCGGCAAGTCGAGGGCGGAGCCCGCGCCGGCCGGGGCCCCGGCCGAGGACGAGAGCTGGCGGCTCGTGCCCATCGACGCCCTGGTCGAGCACGGGCTCTCGCCGGCGCTGCTGACCAAGCTGGCCGACGCGGCGATCACGAACATCGGCGCGATCGCCGACCACACGGCCTCGGGCGGGCGGCTCGTCGACCTCGACGGCATCGGCCCCGCATCGGCGGAGAAGATCGAGCTGGCGCTGGAGGGCTTCTGGGCGGCGCGCCGGCCGGCACAGCCGCCCGACGCCGGCGACGTGAAGCCCGAGGCCGACTGGCAGTCGACGCCAGTCGAGGAGATCCTCGGCCCCGGCCACGCCCATCTCGCCGGGCTGCTGGTGGCCGAGGAGATCGGCACCGCCGGGGCGCTGGCGGACTTCCTGTCCAACGGCGACGACCTGGCCGAGCTGGAGGTGGACGACTCGGGCGGGCTGCGGACGCTGAGCGACGAGGAATGCGGGGCGCTCCGGGAGGCGCTGCTGCGGTTCGTCGAGGCGCGTGGGATCGCGGGGGACTTCCCGCCGCGTTGGATCGACCCGGCGCTGGAGCGCGAGGGCGAGGCGAAGGGCGGCGAGGAGGCTTACACCTGGCGACACCGCCCGCTGAAGTTCCTCCCCGTGCGGGGCTGGCCGGCCGGCACGATAGGCCACTACGACCAGGCCGTTGAGGCGCTGGCCCGGCCCCTCGACGGTGCGCCGCCGATCCAGACCCTCGGCCAGCTCGTCGACCAGCTCACCCGCGACGGCGGGATGGACCTGGAAGACCTGAGCCTCGCCGACGTGGAGGGCGAGCCCACCTGCTTCTCCGGCGACCAGGCCCGCGCCGTGCGGTTCGCGCTGCTCTCCTACCGCGAGAACGAGGGCCAGGCCGAGGGCTTCGCCGCCGACGTGCCGGCCTGGTGGGTCGACCCGACGCTGCTGAGGCTGCTGTTCAAGGTCGAGTTCAGGAAGCCCAGGCGCGGCGGCGAGGCCAGGCCGCCCGCCTACCTGTGGGCCAACAGCAAGATGGCCGCCGTCGAGTATGCGGACGCCCACTGGGGCAAGGACGTCTCCGGCGTCTGGCCGGTCAACGCCGACAGCCCGCCCGAGGGCGCCCGCGTCGAGGAGGTCCCCCGCGACAGCTACGAGGACCGCGTGGCGGCCCACCGCGTCGAGCGGGCCGAGCGGCTGGCCGAGGAAGCCGCCCGGAAGGAGGCGAGCTGAGATGGGCCGGCTGGTCGAGGTCTTCGTGCCGGGCGAGCCGGCGCCGGGCGGGTCGAAGAGGGCCTTCGTGGTCAACGGCCGGGCGGTGGTCAAGGACGACTGCCGCCGCAACGGGCCGTGGCGTGACCGGGTGGCCAGCTTCGCGCGGGAGGCGCACCCGGGCCCGCCGCTCGAGGGGCCGCTGGCGCTGACGATGACCTTCGTGCTCGCCAGGCCCAAGGGGCACTACGGCGCCGGCCGGCACTCGGGCCGGGTCCGGCCCTCGGCCCCGGCCCACCCGACGGTGAAGCCCGACACCACCAAGCTCGTCCGCGCCGCCGAGGACGCCCTGACCGGCGTGCTGTGGCGCGACGACACGCAGATCGTCCGGCAGACGGCGGCGAAGCGCTACGCCTGCCCCGGGGAGGCCCCGGGCCTCAGGCTGGCGGTCGAGGAGGTGGCGTGATGGCCGAGAGACCCCGCTGCTGGGAGTGCGGCGCCCCGGCGACGAAGCTCTGCGACTTCCCGGTCTCCGGGCTCGGCGAAGGCGAGGAGTACCGGAGCTGCGACCGGCCGATGTGCGAGGCGCACTCGCGCAACCACGGCTGGATCCGGCTCCAGAAGGCCGGGCCCGGCGGCCGGGGCCGGCGCTGCGAGACGCACACGGTCGACTACTGCGGCGAGCACCACGAGACGGTCGAGGCGGCGCAGGCCGGCGTCGAGGTGCGAGAGGACGACGGGGAGATCGAGCCGTGAGGCCCGGCGACTACGGCCCCGCGGCGCCGCTGGGCTGGCCCCACACCCGCCGCACCTGGCCCGCCTCGCCCCCCTCGCCGGCCCGCCGCCTCGGCCAAGGGACCCAGCCGGGCGCGGGGTGGCCGACGCCGCGTCGGCGGAAGGTGCTCGCCAGGCCACCGCCCGGGAGCAAGGGGTAGCCACCCACGGCCGTGAGTCCGCGTCTGGTCGGGGCCGCCGGGTCGGCCGGGAGTTCCTTGGGACCGACAACGCCAGAGAGGGGGTGGGTTATGCGCCGGCCGGCTAAACCCGGCCAGCGGGGCGAGGGGAAACGGGCTGACGACCCGAGGCCGGTTCGACCCCGGCCCGCCCCGATGGGGCAAGCAACGAACGCGGGCACGAACGGGAGGGGAGAGTGGACGTGGAAGAAGAGCACCTGATCCGCAACGCCCTGGGCCCGGGCGCCGGGGTGCTGGAGGGCCTCGGGCCCGAGCAGCTCCGCGGCGCCCTCGACGCCGCGCTGGACGTGGCGGCCGAGTGGCGCGAGCGGGCCTACAGCCCCGGCGGCGTGCGGTGGCGCCCGCTCTCGCAGCACCGCCGGGCGGTCGCCGGCCAGGTCGGGCGGCGCGTGGCCGCCGCCGGGCGGGCGGCGCGGGGAGGGCAGGGGGGAGGCGACGGGCGATGAGCGCGCGAGCCAGGGTCCGCACGAGCCGCAACACCGCCCGCCAGGCCGCCGGCGACGGGCCCGCCCCGGCGCCGCCGGACTTCATCACGCTGATCGAGCTGGCCCACCACATGGGCGTCTCGACCGACACCATCGGCGACTGGGTCAAGGCCGGGCACTGGCCGCGCGAGTGGGCCTCCGTCGGCCGGACCAAGGTCTGGAGGCGCGACCACTACGAGCACTTCCGCGCGACCGGGAAGTGGCCGGCGGAGAGCGCGGCCAAAGGGAGGGCGAAGTGATGTCCGGATTCGCCGAGCGGCCGACGCCCGAGATGTACGCCTCGGGCCTGGAGATCGACTGCTGCTGCGCCCGCTGCGGCTCGTCGGTCGAGTCCGAACATTGCGGCGAGTGCGAGGACGGGTACGCCGGGCACGACTGCGGCGAGGACTGCTGCCCGTGCCTGGCCCCCGAGCCCAACGTCCCGTGCGACCACTGCGGCGGCTCGGGCGTCTGGCGCCGCTGCCTGTCGTCGCCCGCGTGGTGCCGGGCCAACCCGCTGCCCGGCCGCGAGGGGGTCGAACGCGGGCGGTTCGAGTGGTTCACGATCCCGGCCGAGGCCGACTGACACCCCCGCCCCGCCGCCCCGGGGCCAGACATCGACCCGGCCGGGCGGGGCCGGGGGAGGGAGGGGAGAGGGATGGACGCGCAGAGCCGGAGTGTGATGCGACGAAAGGCAATCCAGGACCCACAGCGCTTCGCGGAGGAGATGATTCAAGGGATGGACGACTACTTGAAAGTCGTGGCCGACCGCGACCGCCTCGCCGCCCGGCTGGCCGAGGTGGAGCGGGAGCGGGACCGGCTGCGAGGGGCGTGCGAGGCCGCTAAGGAGGCGATCGAGGGTTACTTCGACCGGCTCGAACAGGCCGGGTGCGAGTCCTGGATTGACCCGTCGATCCTGGTTCGCCTCGCCGCCGTCCTCGCCCCGCCGGCCGAAGGGGGTGGGGAGTGAACGCGGATCGGCCGGAGGGGATGCCCGCGTGGGCCTGGGAGGCGGCCGGGGAGCTGTACCGCGAGATGGAGCGGATCGACGGCGAGGCGATGGCGGCCGGCCAGGCCGAGCAGGACCCGGCGGCCGACGAATACGAGTGGCGGAGCCATGTCGGCGCGGTCATCGCCAGGCACGCCCGCAAGTGCGCGGCGTGCGGCGGCCGGGGAAAGCGGTGGCTCCCCTTCGTGGGCCACGGCTCGTGCGACGTCTGCCGCGGCTCCGGCGTCCGGTGACTCACGCCTCCTCCATCCAGTCCGCCGACGTGTCCTTGTCCAGGTCGAGGTAGAGCTCGGTCATCGTCGTGCTGGAGTGGCCGAGCCACCGGCTGACGACGTAGAGCGGCACAGGCCGGCCGGTGAGGTGCCCCTGGATGGCCCACCGGCCGAAAGATCGGCGCATGTGGTGGTTCGGCGAGTCGGGGGCCGGCAGCCCGGCGCGGTTGCAGGCCCTGGTGATGGCCAGGGCCGTCGCGCCCTTGCGGGTCGGCCTGCCCAGCTTGCCGCGGAGGATCGGCCCGCCGTCGTCCCCCCGCTCGGCGAAGAGCCGGGCGAGCAGCTCGTGGGCGCGCCGGGACAGCGGCACGACGTAGCCCACCCCGATCTTGTCCAGCTCGGGCGGCACGCGGAGCTGGCCGAACCCCTTCGCCCCGCCGGCCGGCCACTCGACGTCCCGCCAGCGGACGCCGGCCAGGGCGGTGATCCTCAGCCCGGTCTGGGTCCCCAGCACCAGGATGTCCCGGAGCCACGGCTCGGCGGCCGCGACGAGCCGCTCGAATTGCTCCGGCGTCCAGCTCCCCCGCTTCCGGCCGCGCTCGGCCCGCGTCGGCATGGGGAGCTTCAGCCAGGGGTTGCGGTCGAGCCTCCCCAGCTTGACCGCCTCCGACCAGGCACCCGAGAGGATCCCGAGCTGGGCCTTGATCGTCCCGTGGGCCCGGCCCTCCGCGGCGAGGTGGGCCAGGAACGCCGCCGCCACCGCCCGCGTCACCTGCCGGACCTCGGTCACCCCCCGCGCCGCCGCCCAGGCCAGGAAGATCCGCCGGATGTTGTCGAGCTGGTAGGCGCTGCCGCTGGCGCTCCGCCGCGCGTAGACCTCCCGGTACCCGGCGAGGAAGGTCTCCAGGCCCTGGGCCGCGGCCGGTTCGACGAGCGACCGGGCGGCGCGCTCGGCCTCGATCAGCTCGCCGGCCTTCTCCAGCACGTCCGGGGTGGGGGTGGGCTCGCCCTTGCCCTTCCAGCCCTTCGGCGGCCGGCCGAGCACCCGCTTGCGCCACCGCTCGCCGTCCCAGAACTTCATGTACCAGCAGCGGCGTCGGGTATCCCACAGGATCTTTGAGGCCACGGCCCACCCCCCTCGTTGGCCCGACTTTTGTTCCCCGTTTGGGCGCAAACCGACGTCGCCCGCCCCGTACAGTAGGTGCATCGCCGCAAGTCTTTGCGCCGCAATGATCTCGTACACTACTTGCGAGCGAAAAGCGTGGGTGTCTAAACTCGAATAATATCCAGACGAATCGCCGCAAACGCAAGCCCTGCAACGGATTCCCCGCGATAATCGCGTGCCGGGAACGGCCGAAATCGGGCCCAAATCGGGGGTTGCGGCCCCCTGTTTGGGCGCGGCCTTGGGCGCGGCCCCCGGCCCCGCCGCGGGCCCGGCGCGGCGGCCGGGGGCCCGCCCGGCGGGGGCCGCGCCAGGATCGCCAGGAGGCCCGCCACGGGCCCCGCGGGGGCCGGGTGGACGTCCGGGGGCGGCCCGGCCGTGCCGGCCGCTCCTGGGGCCCCAGGAAACCCCTGTCGCGATCCGGTCAGGCGACCCCGCCCCGGAGCGACGGGTGGGGGGCGTACTTCGGCCGGTCGTCGCCGACCCAGTCGGGCCGCATCGCCGACCCGACCGGCAGACCCGGGTAGCGGGCCCGGCCGTCCTTGCCCGCGCGGTCGCACCGGCAGCAGTAGTGCGACCAGCGGAGCGGGCGGCCCCCGCAGCAGCGGCAGCGGCCGATCTCGATCGAGGCGCCCCCGCCCGCCGCCTCGACGGCGTCGGCGCGGGCCAGCAGCGCCGCCGGGTCGTCGTCCTCCCAGGCCTCCCAGGCCCGGCAGCCGAGGAGGTAGACGTGCAGCCCGGCCGAGCCGGGGGCGCCGGGCGGCGCGTCCCAGTCGAGCGAGGCCGGGTCCGGCTGCGCCGGGTCCGCGGTGTTCTCCAGGCGGATCCCGGCGTCGGTCGCGTTGTAGGTCGCCACGGCTGCGCCCCCTCGGCCCGGCCCGGCCAAAAATGATAGGCGTGTCAGTGCTACGAAAATCTTCAAGCGACGGCATTGTCACTCGTTGCGATGAATCGAGGGTAAGCTGGTGTCAGCCGTCCCGGTAGAGGGTAAGGGGACTGCGCACGATCCCGCACCAGGCAACGCCGCCTGTGACGACGACGACCGCACCAGAGACCGATCCCTGCGACCCGACCTCCGACCGCAAGAAGTCGGCGGCGGTGGCGCTGATGGCCGCGCGGTGGCCCCCGGCGGCGATCGCCGAGGCCCTCGGCGTGTCCGAGCGCACCGTCTACCGCTGGTCGCGCGAGCTGCGCGACGCCGTGCGGGGGCTGGCCGGGTGAGCGGCCCGCTGGCCGGTTCGCTGGCCACCGACTTCGCCGGCTTCGTCCTGGCCGAGGCCGGGCCGAATCCGTCCCCCGAGCTGCTGATCGCCGCCACCCTGGACGCCGTGGCGCTGGCGCTGGACGAGGTCGAGCACGCCGCCGACGGGCCCCGCAGGGTGCGGGCGCTGCTGGGCCTGCTGCTCGACCAGGTCGACGCCGCGGAGCTCGCCCGGTGGCGGGAGCACCGCAGGCGCAGGAGCGAGTCGCGTGGGTGACCCCGAGCTGGCGCCGTCGGTCGTCTTCTGCGTCCTCTTCTGCGTCGGGGCGTTCGCCGTCGCGGCCCTGTGCGAGCTGCTGGTCCACCGCTTCGGGAGGCGTGACTGACCCGCCATGAGCCAGGACCGCGAGTACACCCGCCCCGAGGACGTGCGGATCATGCCGGCCCAGGCGGGCCAGGGGCCGGGCGAAACCCGGCGGGAAGGCCCGGCCGGCCGCCCGGAGTTCCGGCTCTGCCGGCAGGAGCGGCGGAAGCTGGAGCGGTGGAAGGTGATCAAGCGGCGAGGGTGACAGGGTGGCGCCCGAAAAAATGGCCGGCGCGTGGGTGGGAGAGTTCCTGGCGGCGCTGGGCGAGAGCCCGAACGTCTCGGCCGCGTGCCGCGCGGCGGGCGTCAGCCGGAAGACGGCCTACCAGCTGCGCGGCGAGGACGAGGAGTTCCGCAAGGCCTGGGACGACGCGGTCGAGGAGTCGACCGACAACCTGGTCGGCGAGGCCTACCGCCGCGCCTACCAGGGCACGGTCAAGCCCGTGTACCAGGGGGGCGAGCACGTCGGGTCGGTCAGGGAGTACTCGGACACCCTGACGATCTTCCTGCTGAAGGCCCACCGCCGCGCGGTCTACGGCGACAAGGGGCAGGTGGACGTGACGTCGGGCGGCCAGCCCGTGCAGACGGTGGTCTACATGCCCGAGAACGGCCGTGAAGCGAGTGGAGATCCGACCTCAGCCGGGGCCCCAGGAGGCGTTCCTCTCTAGCCCGGCCGACGTGGCCGTCTACGGCGGGGCGGCCGGGGGGGGGAAGAGCTGGGCGCTGCTGTTCGAGCCGCTCCGGCACGTCGAGAACCCGGACTTCGGCGCGGTCTTCTTCCGCCGCACCTTCCCGGAGATCACCAACGAGGGCGGGCTCTGGGACGAGGCCGACAAGCTCTACGGCCGCCTCGGCGCGAGGGCGAGGGTCGGCGACACCGAATGGATCTTCCCCAGGGGCAGCCGGGTCAGCTTCCGCCACCTGCAGCACGAGTCCAACAAGCACGCCTGGCAGGGCTCGCAGATCCCGCTGATCTGCTTCGACGAGCTGACCCACTTCAGCGAGTCGCAGTTCTTCTACCTCCTCTCGCGGAACCGGTCGGTCTGCGGCGTCCGCCCCTACGTGCGGGCCAGCACCAACCCCGACGCGGGGAGCTGGGTCAAGCGGTTCCTCGCCCCCTGGCTGGACCGGCGCCACCCCGACCCCGCCGCCTCCGGCGAGATCCGCTGGTTCGTGCGGGTCGGCGGCGAGATCCACTGGGCCCGGTCGCCCGGCGAGCTCCGGGCCCGGTTCGGCGAGGACGAGCTGCCCAAGAGCTGCACCTTCGTCCGGGCCAGCGTCCACGACAACAAGGTCCTGCTGGCCAAGGACCCCGGCTACCTGGCCAACCTGCGGGCGCTGCCCCCCGTCGAGCGGGCGCGGCTGCTGGACGGCGACTGGGACGTGGTCAACGAGGGCCTGGTCTACCCCGACTTCGGCCGCTGCGTCGTCGAGCGGGAGGCCTGGCCGGCGAGGATCTCGGGCGCCGACGTCGGTGGGATCGACTGGGGCTGGAACAACCCGTTCGCCGCGGTGCTGGGCACGCTCGACCGCGACGACGTCCTCTGGCTGCACTGGGAGCGGTACGGCAGCCGGATCACGCTGGGGGAGCACGCCCTGGCGCTGCCGGGGGGCGAGGTCCGCTGGTGGGCCGACCCGGCGGGCGCCGACCAGGTCGCCGAGCTGCGGCGGCACGGGCACGACGTGGTCGCCTCGACCCACATCGGCCAGCAGCCCCTGCAGCACGGCATCGACCTGGTGACCCGGCGCATCCGCACCGGCCGCCTCCGGGTCCGCGGGGACCTGGGGCACCTGATCGACGAGGCGGGGAAGTACCGCTACGACCAGCAGACCGAGCGGCCGCTCGACCGGGACAACCACGCCCTGGCGGCGCTGCGGTACCTGGTCGCCGCGATCGACCGGGGCCGCGCCGCCCCGAGGCCCGCGGCCGACCTCGCCGGCGAGCTGGCCATGGACGCCCTCGAGGCCGCCGCCGGCCGGGCCGCCGCCGAGTCCGAGCACAGGGACCCGTTCAATGACCACTGGTTCGGGTGAGCGGTACGACTCGGAGGAGATGGCCTGGCGGGGCTTCGTGCCGAGCTGGTCTGTCGCCCTGTCGCAGGAGGAGACTTGCTTCACGCTGCTCGCGATGAGGCGACCTCACTGCTTCGGCGTGGCGATCACCCACACGGCCGTCTACATGGACCCGGCGTGACCCTCCTCGACCGGATCGGCCAGGCCTGGGCGGCGCTGGCGGGCCGGGGCGGGGCGAGGGCGGACGCCTTCGGCCCGACCGGCGGGCCCGTCTTCGGCGACGCCTGGCTGTCGCGCCGGGGGCCCGCGCCGGCCCGGCTCGTCGAGTCGTTCAAGCAGGTGGTCTACGCCTGCGCGACGCTCAACGCGGGCGGGGTGGCGCGGGTGCCGCTGCGGCTGTACGCCACCACGGGCGCCGGCCAGGCCCGGCCGCGGGCGTTCGCCGGCCCGGTCCGGGTCGGCCGCCGGGGCCGCCTGGAGCGGCTGGCCCGGCTGCCCTACCTGGCCCGGCAGATGGCGGCGGCCGAGTCCGTCGACGAGATCACGGCCCACCCGCTGCTGGACGCGCTGGACCGGCCCAACCCGCACTTCGACCGCCCGGGCCTGCTGGCCTACCTGGTGCTCTGCCTCGACGTCGTGGGCACCGCCTACGTCCGGCCCGAGGGCGCCGCCGGCCTGCCGCCCGAGCGGCTCTGGCCGCTGCAGGCCCACCTGGTCAAGCCGGTCGCCGGGGCCTCGGCCGCCCCCGAGAGCTACACCTACCTCGGCGAGACGATCCCGGCGGCGGGCCTGGTCCGGTTCCGCCACCTGTCGCTCCGCGAGCCGTACGGGTCGGGCTACGCCCCGGCGGCCGCGGCCGCCGGCTACGCCGGGCTGGAGGACAAGTGGGTCTCGATCCAGGACCAGATCCTGGGGCGGGGCCCGGCGCCGCAGGCGATGGTGGGCCCGAGCGACCCCAAGCAGCCGTTCGGGGACGAGGCCCGGCGCCGGATCGAGGCCCTCTTCCGCTCCCGCCAGGCCGGGGCCGCGGCGGGCGGGGTGCTGGTCGTGGACGACGCCTACACCTACACGCCGCTGTCCTACCGCCCGACGGACCTCTCGGGCCTGGAGATCGGCCGGTACAACCTGGAGCGGACGGCCAACTGCTTCGGCGTGCCGCTGCCGTTCCTGACCGGCGAGACGAACCTGGCCAACCTGCAGGCGGCCGAGCTGCAGCACGGCCGGCACGCCGTCGAGCCCCGCTGCGTGCTGCTGGCCGGGGCGCTGACCCTCTGGGCCCGGCGGTTCGACCCCCGCCTCTTCTTCGCCTTCGACCCGGCCGTGGCCGAGGACGAGGAGCGCGAGTCCAAGGTCGCCGACACGAGGCTCAAGAACGGGTCGCTGACGATCAACGAAGTGCGGCTGGAGGGCGGGTACGAGCCGGTCCCCTGGGGCGAGGAGCCCTGGCTGGCCGCGACGCTCCGGCAGCCGAGCGAGGAGCGGCCCGAGCCGAAGCCGGCCGCGCCGCCGCCCGGCCCCGCGCCCGAAAGCGAGCCCGAGCCCGAGCCGGGGCCGGCCGACGACCAGGCCGACGCCGAGAAGGCCCTTCTGGGCGCCGCGGCCTCGATCCTCCGCACCCTCGAGGGCAGGCTGGCCCGTGGCACGACCCCGACCGACACCGACCCTGCTGGCCCTCGCCGCGGCCTCGGCCGCGCTGGCCGAGCTGCTGCTGACGCGGGAGCCGCCAAAGGAGGAGGCGGAGAACACCTATGGGTTGCCGGATGGCGAGCCGATCAGGCGGACCCTGCGGCGGTGGTTCAAGGAGCAGCGGGAGGAGATCCTGGGGACGATCCCGACGATCGGGGCGGACCTGAGGAATGACTTCCCCTCGCTCACGAACTACGACGACCCGATGGAGGCGGCGTTCACGCCGATCCTCGGTCTCTACTGGGACGAGAGCGGGAAGAAGGTCCGGGAGCGGCTTGGGCTCGACCCGGACGAGTGGAAGGTCACCGACCCGAAGCTCGAGGAGAAGATCCGCGGGGCCAGCCTGGCCTTCTGCAAGGCGACCAACGAGACGACCTCCCTCGACCTGGCCGACGCCCTGGACAAGCTCCGCGAGGAGCTCGTCTCGGGCCTGCTGGGCGAGGGCGAGACGCTCCGGGAGCTGACCGACCGGGTCAACGGCGTCTTCGACGCGGCCGAGGAGTGGCGGGCGTTCCGGATCGCCCGGACCGAGGCGGCCCGGGCCGTGCACGCGGCCCAGCTGGAGAGCGCGATCGAGAGCGGCGTGGTGGCGGGCCTGGAGTGGCTGGTCAGCGGCGACGCCTGCCCGCTCTGCGTCCAGATCGCGGCCGAGGTCAAGCAGGTCAAGCTTGGGCAGAAGTTCGCGGTAGTCGGGGACCACCCCGACTACCGCGACATCCGGCACCCGCCGGCCCACCCGGGGTGCATGTGCACGGCGATCGAGGTCCTGCTGCCGGAGTACGGCGGGCCGGAGGGCCCGGAGTGGGGGGCGACGCTGGACCAGCCGGACCCGCCGGAAGATTACAGGCCGCCGGGCGAGGCGCCGGAGCCGCAGCCGGGGAGGGTGAGCTAGACCATGGAACGCGCCTACGACGCGACGCTCGACCTGGAGGCGGGGGAGCGGACGCTCGTCTGCACCATGACCACCGACGCGGTCGACCGGTACGGCGAGGTGATCCTGCCGAGGGGGATCGACCTGGCGGCCTACCGGAAGAACCCGGTGGTGCTGTGGTCGCACGAGCAGGGCGAGCCGCCGGTGGGCCGGTGCCTGTGGGTCAAGCCGGACGAGGCCAGGCGGGGCCTGGTGGCCAAGGTCGAGTTCGCCAAGACCGGGGACGCCGAGGAGGTCTGGCAGCTCTACAAGGGGGGCTTCCTCAAGGCCTTCTCGATCGGGGCCCGGCCGAGGGAGGGCTCGCCGCCGACGCCGGAGGAGGTCCGCAAGCGGCCGGAGCTGGCCGAGTGCAAGTGGGTCTGGCGCAAGATCGAGCTGACCGAGCTGTCGTGCGTCGCGGTGCCGGCCAACCCGGAGGCGCTGGCGACCGCGATCAGCCGGGGGCTCGCGCTCTCGGACGGGGCCCGGCGGCGGCTCGGAGTGGGGGCCGCCGCGCCGGCGCCCCCCGCCCCGCAGGAGCGGCCCGCGCCGCCGCCGGCCCTGCCGCCGCTGGCGGGCCGCACCTTCCAGGCGGCGCACGCCGAGCTGCTGCGCGAGATCCGGTCGGGGTCGGGCGGCCTCGCCGCGCGGGTGCTGCGGGACGGGATCGACCGCGTCATGGGGAGGGTCTGACCGTGGATCACCGGGCCCTGGCCGAGCGGTACGCGTCGACCATCCGCAGGCGGCGCCTCGTCGCCCGGATGGTCCCCTGGCCGCTGATCGTGCAGATCGTCCTGTGGGCGATCCAGTACTTCCTGCTGGACGCCCGCGCCGGCCGGCACTCGGTGGACGAGGTCCTCGGCCCGCTGCGGGCGGACGGGCTGTACACCGGGGACATCCCGGACGACGTGGTCGCCGACTGGAAGAGCGGGCGGGGCGGCTGACGTGGCCTGCCTCGCGTCCGCCCGGCGGCTGGCGGGCCCGTACTACCGCCGGTTCCCCGCCCGCCGCGCCGCGCTCGGCCGGGCCCTCGCCGCGGCCTGCCTCGCCGCCGCCCGGCACCCCGACCCCGAAATTGCGCTGCGGCGGCTGCTGCCCGAGCTGCTGGCCGGCGTCGCGGCGGCCCCCGAGGGCCGGCTGGACGACCAGGCCCGCGAGCTGGCCGCCCGCTTCTGGCCGCTCGCCCGCAAGCTCACCCGCCCCGCGCGGGCCCGCAACCCGTGGCTCTGGGAGGAGATCGACAGCGAGGCCGGGATCGAGCTGGTGCGGCTGGTCGGCCGCCTGGAGCCCGGCCGCGAGGGCAGCCTGCCCGGCCTGATCCGCACCCGGATCCTGGGCGCCTGCTCCGACGTGCTGCGGCGAGAGACCCGCCGGCGGTTCGCGCCGCTCCCCGACGACCTGGAGGCCCGCGCTTGAGGCTCTTCTTTTCCGGGCTCGCCCTGCCAACCGGCGAGTCCCTGTTCGCGCGGGTCCGGCGGCTGGACGACCTGTCCTGGCTCGACCCGGCCGACCTGGCCGGGTCGACGTGGCGATCGGTGATCCCGGTGGCCGGCTGGCCGCTCGTGGCCGCCTCGGCCCCGTACGAATCGGCGCCCGGCTGGGAGGGGATGCGGGGCTACGAGCAGGACCACCTGCTGACGCTGCCCACCGACGCCTGGCCGGACGAGCTGGACCTCGCCGTCTATGTCCACCGCCGGGCCGACGCGACCCCGGGCGGCCGGAACCTCCGGGTGGCCTGGCAGGCGGTGCGGTTCCGCCGGGAGCGGCCGGTGACGGTCGAGGGCGAGATCCGGGTCCCCATCGAGTACCGAGTCCGGCCATGACGCGAGCGACCCTCCTGCTGCTGCTCCTCGCCGGGCCGGGCCCGGCCCAGTCGATCGAGGCCCCGGCCGCGCCGGTGCCGGCCCACCGGCTGGCCCGGCTCCGCGCGACGGGCGTCGAGTCGGCCGCCTGGATCGTCGTGCCGGTGGGCGTCGCCGACGTGGAGCCGTCGCCCGACGGCAAGGCCTGCGTGCTGGCCGCCCCGCCGGGGACCTACACCGTGCTGGCCGCGGCGACGGCCGGCGGCAAGCCGCTGTTCCTCTCGGCCACGATCACCTTCGCGGGCGGCCCCCAGCCGCAGCCGCCCCCCCCGCCATCGCCGCAGCCGCAGCCGCAGCCGGCGGGGGACCTGGAGCGGGCCGCGGCGGCGTACGCCCGGGCCGTGCCGGTCGCCCTCCGGGAGGCCGCCGCCCGGGTGCGGGACGGCCGGGCCCGCACGGTCGGCGAGGCGCAGGACGTGGTGCTGGCGGCGGTCGGGCCCGCCAGGGCCGACTACGGCCGGGCGATCGACGCGGCGACGGCCGGGATGTTCGACCAGGGCGGCAAGATCCTGCGGGCGGCCGACTACGCGGCCGCGCTGGAGCGGGCCGCCGCCGCGATGGGGGGTCGATGATGACGAGCCCGCTCCCGCTCGGCCGGATCTCCCCGGCCTCCGTCCCCGGCGCCTGGGAGCTGACGCGGGACACGGTCCCGGTCGCCCCCCGCCTGCTGGCCGGCGACCCGCCCCGCAGGAGCATCGACCTGTCGCGGTTCCGGAACACGAGGTACCGCGACCAGGTGCGGGGGACGTGCGTCGGCCAGTCGGGCGCCGCCATGGCCGAGACGACGGTCAGGACGCCGAGCCCGCTGGACGAGTCGAGCGAGCCGAACGCGCCGGTCGACCTCAGCCCGCTCTGGGTCTACGCGATCGCCCGGAAGTACTCGGCCGACCACGGCATGCCCGGCATCTACGACGGCGAGGGGGCGATCGTCACGCACGCGCTCTCCGCCGTGAGGGAGTCGGGCCTCGTGCGGTGGGAGGCCTGGCCGGGCACGCCCGAGAACGAGCGGGCCTACCGCGACGGCCGCATCCCCCGCGAGGCCGCGGACGCCCCCAAGGTCCGTGCGGTCGGCGACGTGCGGATCCTGGAGCGGTTCGCGCAGGTCCTGGAGTACCTGGCAGGCGGGTACTCGGTCTGGGTCGGGGTCGGCTGGCCGCGGGCCGCGATGAGCACGGCGGCCGACGGCCGGTTCCCCTGGTCGGGCCGCACGGCCCGCGACGGCGGGCACGCGGTGGAGCTGCTCGGCTACGACCTCGACCGCGACCTGGTCGTGGTCGGCAACAGCTGGGAGCGGGCCGGCTGGGGCGGCTGGCAGGGCCGCAAGAACGTCGGCTACACGAGCCTGCGGGCGTTCGAGCGGGAGCTGTCCGACGCGAACCTCTCCCGCGGCGAGTCCGAGGCGTGCGTCGTCTCGGAGGTCGAGGGCGACTGGGCCCCGAAGGTCCGATCCTGGAGCGAGGTGCTCTGATGGCCGAGATCGACGACCTGACCCCGCCCGACCCGGCCCCCGAGCCCGCCGATGGGCCGCTCGTCGCCGGGCAGATCTTCGGGCCGCGGCTGCGGCCGCCGCCGGTGGTGGCGGCCCAGGCCCTGCAGCTGCTGCAGGCCCGGGGCCTGCCGCAGCAGTTCGTTTTCGACCAGCAGTCGTTCCGCCGCGTGGCCGAGATCCTGGTCGGCTTCGGCCAGGAGCGGGGCCAGCCCAACGGGGCGGCCGAGATCGTCTCCCTGGCCCGGCCGGTCGCCTGATGTCGGGCGACCTGCAGGCCCTCGTGTCCGATCTCTCCGCCGCCTGGTGGCGCTACGTGGCCCGCCGGGTCCTGGCCCACACCCCGCCCCCGCGCCCCCGCCGGCCTTCGGTCCGGCAGATCCCCAATCGAGGACCGCTCATGCGTTACAGGGTCACGCCCGCGCCCCCCACCGCCCCCGACGTCGTCGTGCACGAGGTCAGCCTGACGATCGGCGGCGTCGCGGCCACGCCGCTGGCGATCCAGCCCGGCCAGTCGGCCGAGTTCGAGGCGCCCGAGGGGTCGGTCGTCACGGTGTCCGAGGTCCAGGTGGACGACGCGGGCAACCGCTCGGAGCCGTCGGACCTGCTCTCGTTCGCGGCGGCGGACACGATCCCCCCGGCCCGGCCCGGCCAGCCGTCGGTCGAGCTGGTCGGCGAGTGATGCGCTGGGGCGTGCCGGCGGCGCTGCTCTGCCTCGCGGCGCTGGTCGGCCGCGAGCCGGCGCGGGGCCTGGACGCGCTGTGGAAGTGGCTGGCGGTCGCGCTGATCGCCGGCTTCGCCGCCCTGTTCTGGCTCGAGACGGAGTGACCCGGCCGTGATCCCGACCCCGCACGACCACACCCCGCCGCTCGGCTGGCTGGCCCTGCTGGGCTTCGCCGTCGCCGGCCTGAACCAGCTGGGCCTGTGGCTCGGCCGGCTGCTGGCCGGCGGGCCGGTGCTGGTGGCCTTCGCGGCGCCGTCGCCCGAGGCGGTCAACGAGTGGATCCAGGTCTTCAACACGGCCCTGATCACGCTCGGCTCGACGGCGATCCTGCTGTACCAGCGGGCGCGGGCGCGGCGGCGGGAGGACGAGGAGCGGCGGGCGGCCGAGGCCCGCGACGAGATCGTGCGGCGGCTGGACGTGCTGGCCACCCGCACCGACCGGTCGGCGGACGACCGCGAGGACCTGCACGAGCGGCTGGCCGAGCTGGTCGAGCGGGTCGACCGGGTGGCCTGCCCGTTCGGCGGCAAGGACGGCAAGGCCCGCTGCCACGGGCAGGACGCCCCGGCACCATCGGAGAGCGACCAGTGAGCAAGACGACGATCGGCGGCGTCCTCGGCGGCGTCAGCGCCATCACCGGCGCCGCGGCCGTGGCCCTCGGCGTGACCCTGGACGAGTCGCTGCTGACCGCGCTGGGCGCGATCGGCGGCCTGATCGGGCAGGGCATCGCCCTCTTCTACGTCGGCAAGAACGCGGCGGACGACGACCCGCGGATCCGCGGGGGCCGCTCGCCCCTCTGAAGGGCCGCCCGCGCCGCGCACCTGGCCCGGCAGCCCGAGTGCCAGGCCTGCGGGACGCGGCGGGGCCTGGAGGTCCACCACGTCGAGCCGGTCCACGTGCGGCCGGGCCGCGAGCTGGACCCGGACAACCTGCTGACCCTGTGCCGGGCGTGCCACTTCGTGTTCGGGCACGTCTGGAGCTGGGCGTCCTGGAACACGGAGGTCCGGGGCGACTGCAACCAGTGGCGACACAAGCGAGCCATGCGGCCCGACGGTCGGGCCGAGGGATAGATCGAAGCTGATCGGGCCGCCAGGCGCCGGAGCGGTGGGGCCGCCCTCGAGGTGTGCAGCCGCGGCGGGCCGGGGGCGTGCCGGTTGAGCCCCACACGACGACGAGCGAGGACTCAACCCGTGGGCAAGATCTGGATCAAGCTGACCAAGGACTACGGCGGCCACAGGGCCGGCGACCTGGTCGAGGTCGAGAAGTCGATCGGCGACGCCTACATCGCCGCCGGCTACGCCGAGGCGTCGGAGGAGCCCCAGCGGGCGCTCCTGGCGACCGCCCTCAAGGAGTTCCAGGACCAGATGAAGGCCGTCACCGACGAGGTGGCCAAGGGCTTCAAGACGGTCGCCGAGGACCTGAAGAAGGCCTCGGGCTCGATCGTCCGGGTCGACCCGGGCGAGAGCGAGGCGGACAAGACGAAGTCGTTCCACGACCAGGTCCTGCACATCACCCGCTTCCAGAAGCGGGGCGACCAGGAGTCGTTCGACCGCCTGGTGAAGGTGTACAGGGCGACCCCGGTCGACCGCAACGGCGAGATCATCCGGGCGCACGAGGGGGCGGCCGGCGCGACCGGAGGCTTCCTGGTGGGCGAGGAGTACGGCGCGGAGCTGCTGAAGCTCGACCCCGAGTCCGACGTCTTCGCGGCGGGCGTGCGGACGGTGCCGATGGGCTCGCCGGTCAAGAAGTACCCGGCGCTGCGGCAGACGTCGAACCCGGCGAGCGGGGCCTCGGCCGCGCACGGCGGGATCCGGACGTACCGCAAGAGCGAGAAGGCGGCCCGGACGGCGTCCGAGGCCAGCTTCGACGAGGTCGAGCTGCAGGCCACCGACCTGATCGCCTACACCGAGGCGACCCGCGACCTGCTGGCCGACGCCCCCGGGGCCGAGGCCGACTTCATGAGCCTGATCCGCGGCGCCCTGGGCTGGCGGCGGGACTACGACTTCATCCGGGGCGCCGGCGGCGGCGGCCCGCTGGGCTTCTTCGAGTGCCCGGCGCTGATCCAGGTGGCCCGCGAGTCGACGGGCGGGATCAGCTACTACGACGTGCTGACCATGCTCTCGAAGGTCCTGCCGGCCTACATGATGCAGTCGGTGTGGCTCGCGGCGCCGACGGCGCTGCCGCAGCTGGCCTCGCTCAAGGACGACGCGGGCAACGCGATCTGGATCAACGGACAGTCGGGCGCGGCGGGCGAGCTGCCGCCGACCCTGATGGGTCGCCCCGTCCGGTTCACCGAAAAGATTCCGGCGCTCGGCACGGCCGGCGACCTGAACCTGGTCGTCCCCGGGCTGTACCTGGAAGGCCTCCGCCAGGGCGTCGAGATCGGCGTCAGCGAGGACTTCCTCTTCAGCACCGACATGGTCGCCTACCGGGCCAAGATCCGGAACGACGGCCAGCCGTGGCTGAAGGGGACGTACAAGCTGGCCGACGGGTCGAACACGGCCATGAGCGGCTTCGTGCAGCTGAGCTGAGCTGACCTGACCTGACCTGACCAACCCGGACGCGAGCGGGGGCGGGACCGTCCCGCCCCCGAGTCGCCCGGCCCCCCGAGTGTCCGGAGACAGAGACCGTGAACAGCCTGAGCGAAGAGCTGGCGATCGTCGGCACGATCGACCCCGACGCCTACGCCGCCAACAGCTACGAGACCGACGTGATCGCCCTGGAGAACGGCCGCCGGGTCGTCTTCGTCGTCATGGCCGGCGACCTGGGCAGCTCGGCCACGCTGGACTTCAAGGTCCAGGGCGCGACGTCCAGCGGCGGCAGCTACGCCGACATCAGCGGCGCCTCGATCACCCAGCTGACCCAGGCCGGCAGCGACAGCGACAAGCAGGTGGTCCTGGAGATCAGCAACGAGTACATCGAGAACCTGGGCCTCGGCTACACGCACATCAAGGGCGTGATGACCGTGGGCACGGCGACGAGCGACTGCGGCGCGATCGCGCTGCAGGGCCGGCTGCGGTACAAGCCGGCGAGCGACTTCGACCTGAGCTCGGTCGACGAGATCGTCCAGAAGATCAACTGACCCCGTCCCGACACCTCCCTCTCGGATCCTGAAGAAGGAGAGCGCCAGCCATGGCGACAGAGGTCTTCTACCGGGGCCGCAACCGGGCCTACCGCGACACCGACTACTCGCCGCGCAAGGGGCGGTCCCTCTGGGAGTCGGCCCCGCTGCTGGCCCTGGAGCAGAACCCCTGCGGCTTCGTGGACGTGCACGAGCGCTGGATCAGCTACAACGCCGCGGCGACGACCGGCGACTACGTGCTGACCCAGGCGACCACGGGCGCGGCCGCGATCTCGACGGCCCGCTCGAGCGTGCTGGAGCTGGACTCCAACAGCACGACCGCCACCCAGGGGGCCACGCTGCAGCGGGCCAAGGCCGCCATCGTCCCGGCGGCGGGGTCGAAGATCTGGGCGGAGTTCGAGTTCAAGATCGTCGATACCTTCGACAAGGCCGAGATCTTCGTCGGCCTGTCGGAGCTGGACACGACGCTGATCGCCAGCTCGGCCAACAGCAGCGCGAACCACATCGGCTGGCAGTGCGTGACGGACGACGGGGTGCTGCTGTTCACGGCCGAGAAGGCCGGGGCGGGCGCGACCCAGGCGGCCGTCACGATCGCCGAGGACACCTACGTCCGCCTCGGGTTCGTGGTCGACGGCGTGTCCTCGATCACCCAGTACGTCAACGGCGTGGCGACGGGCACGGCGGTGGCGACGGCCAACGTGCCGATCGTGGCGCTCTACCCGAGCTTCGTGTGCCAGTCGGGCGGGACGAACGACCCGATCATGCACCTCAAGCCCTACCGGGTCCTCCAGGTGTACGAGGCCTGACCGGTGGCCGACCTGATCACCCAGGTGTACGCGGAGCAGCAGCTGGCGCCGCTGGGCCTCTCGGCGGCCCAGCTGGCGGCGCTGCCGGCGGCGATCTCGTCGGCGAGCGAGGCGATCGAGCGGCACTGCCGGCGGTCGTTCGCGCGGGCCGACCGCGACGAGGTGCTGCTGCCGGGCTGGGACGGGACCGCGCTGCTCGGCCACTACCCGGTCAACTCGGTGGCCCGGGTCGCCTCGGGCCGCCGGGGCGCGCTGGCGATCCGCAACGGGTCCGGGCTGAACCAGCGGGCCACCGTGGCCTTCAGCTACGGCGCGACGGCCGACCTGGAGACGGGCCTGACGCCCACCGGGCTGCTGCTGACGCGGGCGGCCTCGGCGGTCTCCGCCTCGTCCACGCTCCTGTTCGCCACCTACCCGACGCTGGCCGAGCTGGCGGCGGCGGTCGTGGCGCTCGGCGGCGGGTGGTCGGCCGAGGTGGAGAGCGGCTACGCCCTCTGGGCGAGCTCCGACCTGGCCGGGGGCGAGGCGGCGCAGGGGGCCCTCGGGGCCGGGGCCACGCTCGACGTCTTCGCCGAGGACCTCGGCGCGGCCGACTACACGCTCGACCGGGGCGCGGGCGTGCTGCTGGTCTCCCCCCGGGCGGGCGTGCACGACCCCTACTTCGACGGGCTGCCGGCGGGCCGCGCGTCGAGGGCCGAGGTGCGGGTCTCCTACAACGCCGGGTACCAGGCCATCCCGGCCGGGCTGCAGGACGCCTGCGTCGAGGCGGTGAAGGCGGCGCTGGTGGGCCTGGCGCTCGACCCGACGGTCTCGGCCGAGTCGGCCGGGCAGTACAGCTACAGCTACGACTTCCGCGAGAAGGGCGTGCGGCTGCCCGAGAGCGTGCTGCGGATGGTCGCCCCCTACCGGGACCTGCGGGCGTGAGGCCGCCGGGACCCCGGCTCTTCAACCTGGACGTGGTCGTGCGGCGGCGGTCGTGGAACGCCGACGCGGCGGGCGGCCGCACGCCGGCCGCGGCGTCGGCGGCCACGCTGCGGGCCAGCGCCCAGCCGCTCTCGGCCGAGCGGACGCCGGAGCACCTGCGGGACACCGGGCGGCTGGCCTACCAGGTCCACTTCCCGTCGGACCCGGACGTCCGGGCGGGCGACCTGGTCGAGCTGCCGGACGGCACGGCGCTGGCCGTCGCCGCCCCGGCCGTCGACGAGGCGGGCCGCGGGGCGATGTGGACGATCTACGCGACGAGGGCCGACTGAGCCGTGGCCGTCAGGAAGTGGGACGGCGAGCAGGCGAAGCGGCTGATCCGGGCGGCGTTCCTGCGCAACCTCAAGGCCGCGGCGATCGTCGTCAAGAACCGGGCCAAGGTGCTCGTGAGCGTGCCGGGCACGGCGAAGGCGATCCGGAAGATGGAATACCGCTACGGCGGCTTCAAGTTCAAGGTCGGCAAGAAGGGCACCGTCTACGGCGCCGTGGTCTCCGACCCCGGCGAGCCGCCCCGCAAGCAGTTCGGCCGGCTGCGGGCGTCGGTCGCCAGCGAGGCCGACGAGGGCCGGCTGGCGGCGCGGGTCGGGACGAACGTGAAGTACGGCCGCTGGCTCGAGCTGGGCACCCAGAACATGGCGGCCCGCCCGTGGCTGAGGCGGGCGCTGAACGAGTCGCTCTCGCGGGTGAGGGCGATCCTGGCACGAAGACCGCCGGGCATCTGACGGGGAGGGGCCTCGCAGTGAGCGCGTACACCGACCGGATCGACGCGGCCCGCAACAAGTCGGGCAACCTGTACCGACAGGTCATGGCGGCCACCGCCAAGGCCGCGCAGGACATCGTGAACGAGTCGGCCGGCACCGCCAACCACGCGGCCCGGCTGCTGTGGGCGCAGCGGATCAGGTCCGGCGGCGTGCGGGGCCTCGAGGAGTTCGCGGACCGCGTGCTCGTCCAGGTGCTCGAAAATGCCACGATCGCGGCGGCCCCCGAGTCCGCGACCGACAATGACGTGCAATTTGTCGTTAATGCGTTGATCAACGACTGGACCACGAGGGGCTGAGCATGGCCACGCACCGGCTCCCGATCCTCGGGTTCGCCACGGTGCCGGACACGTCCGGCAACGTCTACCTCCAGCCGCTCGACGTGTCGGCGTCGAACGACGTGTGGGACCACCTCGTCTTCGCGTTCGCGGACACCTCGACCCGCATCGGGCTGCACGGCTCGTTCGAGGTGCCCCAGAACTACGCCGGCACGGCCAAGCTGGTGGTCGTGTGGACGAGCACGGCCACCAGCGGCAACGTCGTCTGGGACTTCGATTACCGGGCCGTCGGCGGCGACGACGCCGAGTCGCTCGACCAGGCGGGCACGCAGGAGAGCGTGACCGGCACCGACGCGGCGCCGGGCGCGGCCTGGCGGCGGCTGGAGCGGTCGATCGACCTGACCTCGGCCAACCTGGCCGCGGGCGACACGGTGCAGTTCACGTTGTTCCGCGACGGCGCCGACGCGGCCGACACGATGGCCGCGACGGCGTTCCTGTTCGACCTGCGGCTCCAGTACGCGGACGCCTGATGGCACGGGACTTCAGCCGCAACGCGTCCAACTACGCCAGCTTCGGCGTGGCCGCGATCAACCCGGTGCTGTCCGGCGCCGCGGTGGTCTCCGTCGCGGGCTGGGTCTGGGCGGACGCGATCAACCCGGCGACCAACGACAACCGCCTGTTCGTGGTGTTCATCAACGCGGGCAGCTCGGGGGTCTCGCTCAGCCTGCACGACGGCACCTCGGCCGTGCTGCGGGTGCTGGCCCGGAGCGCGCCGGCCGACGCGCTCCAGACCCGCAACGGCACGACGGCGCTCGCCACGGGCCAGTGGCACCACGTCGGGGCCGAGATCAACTTCGCCGCGGGCACCATCACGCCGCGGGTCAACGGCGCGGCCGAGAACGGGGGGTCGGTCGCGTTCGGCGCGGCGAGCTACACCCCGGGCACCCCGACCTCGAACGACATGATGGGCGCCTCCTGGGGCGCCGGCGTGCCGGCCGAGCAGCTCGACGGCGGCCTGGCCGAGTGGGGGTTCTGGCTGCGGGCGCTCTCGGCCGGCGAGTGGTCGGCGCTGGCCCGCGGCGCGAGCCCCCGGCGGCTCTCGGCCCGGCTGCACTACCCGATGCTGGGCTCGTCCGGCAACGTCAACGAGATGGTGCGGGGCGGCCCGCACGCGACGGTCGTGGGCACGGTCGGCTGGCGGGCGCACGCCCCGGTGTCGCCGCCCTACGGGTCGGACGCGGCGCCGGTGTACGCGGCGGCGACGCCGCCGCCGCCCTCCGGCCCGGGGGCGAGGTCCGGCCTGCTGGGCGATCCGCTCTCCCTCTCCGGCTTCCTGGGGGCCTGACCATGCTCGGCTCGTCCGTCCGCTTCGCGCAGGTCGACACGTCCACCTCGGGCGACCAGACGGTCGTCGCGGCGGTGGCGGGCAAGAGGATCCTGGTCTGCGCGCTGGTGCTCAACCCGGCGGCGGAGACGGACCTCGTGTTCAAGTCGGGCTCGACGGAGATCGTCGACCTCGGCGGGTTCCGGGGCACCGACGAGCCGCCCGGGCTGGGGCTGTCGTTCAGCCCGCACGGCTACTTCGAGACCGCCGCCGGCCAGGCCCTGGTGATGAACGTCAACGGGGCGGTGGCGGTGCGGGGCTTCGTCAACTACATCCTGAGGTGACGAGGTGGCCGACGACGCGATCGCGGCGCTGTGCGGCCTGTGGAATTCCGAGCCGGGCCTGCAGGTCCTGTGCTCCGGGCGTCGGCTCTTCGCCGACGAGGCGCCGGCCGGCACGGCGCTGCCGTACGCCGTCGCCACGACCGTCTCCGGGCCGGTCGAGGAGCTGAACCACGGGGCCGGCTACACGCTGACGCAGACGGTCCAGATCAGCTACTTCGCCGCGACCAGGGCCGAGGCGATGCGTGGGATCCGGGAGATCCGCGAGCGAGTCCGGCTCGCCACGCTGACGATCGGCGGCCGGGCGACGAGGGAGGTGTTCGTCGAGGGCGGGTCGGGACAGATCGACCCCACGCCGTCCCCCGCCGGCGGGCCCGTCTTCCAGCAGACCTGCGACTTCCTGATCACCTGGCCCACCGACTGACCAAGGAGCCCGACCCATGCCCTTCACGCCCGTCGCCGGCAAGTTCGCCGTGGCCGAGATCGAGAACGCGTCGAGCGACATCGCGATCCCCGGCTTCGACTGGACCCTGACCCTGAACGGCAACCCGCAGGAGGTCGACAACTTCCGCGACGGGGTGCAGACGATGGTCACCCAGGAGGTGGCCGAGGGCAGCCTGTCGCTCTACTGGGACGAGGCCGCCCCCCCGCACCTGTCCGCCCAGGGCACGGTCAAGCCCGGCACGGCCCTGACCCTGAACCTGTACACCGACGCGGCCAAGACCGCCAACAAGTCGTTCGTGGTTCCGGCCCGGATCACCCAGTGCGAGCTGGTCAACGGCGGCACGAAGGAGCGGCTGATCTGGCGCGTCTCCTTCCGGCAGCACGGCTCGATCACCTACCCGACCGCCTGATCCTGGAGGGCCCGGCCCGTGTCGCTCTCCGTCTTCGCGCAGGTCACCGTTCAGCTGTCCGACTCGTCGACGGCCGGCAGCGGCACGCTGACCGACTCGCTCAACTTCAACGAGGACCTGCAGTTCACCAACGGTACTGGTGCGCTGGCTGCGCAGGTGCAATACCGCGGCAGCCGGACCATGGGAGGGGCGAGCGAGAACCTCGACCTCGCCGGCTCGCTGGTCAACGCCAAGGGAAAGACGGTCACACTGACCGACGTGAAGGGGATCCTGTTCTTCGCATCCACGGCGAACGCCGGCAACGTCACCCTCACCTTCAACACCACGAACGGATTCACCACCCCCGTCAACGGCGTGGTGACGCTGCACCCCGGGGCGATCTTCTTCCTGGGGTCCCCTGCTGCCAACGCATGGGCGGTGACCGCTGGCACGGGCGACACGATCGCCGTGGGTGGGGCGAGCGGCTACGTGTACGAAGTCCTGATCTTCGGCGAGGGGAGCGAGGCGTAGCCGATGGACCTGGCCGAGGCGACGAACCAGCCGATTGAGATCCTCCTCGGCGGGGAGCCCTTCCTCGCCCGGGCGCTCAAGCTCTCCGAATGGGGGGAGCTCCAGGCGTGGTACAAGCGCGCCGTGCCGTCGCCGCTCGAGAGGGTGGCGCGGGCGATCGCCGCGGCGAAGGACCGGGGCGAGCCGATCCCGGCGCCGGTGGCCGAGCTGCTCGCCGACCAGGCGATCGCTGCGTCGGCGGTCTGGCCGCCCAGGATCGGGACGGTCGAGTGGCTCCGGGGGATCGACGGGGTCGAGGGCGGGGTGGCCGAGTTCTTCTGGCACTCGCTCCGTCGAGACAACCCGGGCCTGGCCCGCGACGACGCAACGCGCCTCGCCGCGTCGGCCTCGCCAGACGAAGTCGCGGCCCTCGAAAGCGTGGTGTTGCTGGGGAAGTTGCCGGCCCCAAAATCGGCGGGGCCGGCGGCGCCGAGCCGGCCCGGCCCGACCCCGAGCGGGACGACTGGGGGGGCGTGATCGCCTCGCTGGTGACCTGGCACGGGCTGTCCTGGGGCGAGGCGCTGGGCCTGACGATCCCGCAGGCCGCCGCGCTGCTCGACGGCGGCCGGGGCGAGCGGCGGGCCAGCGAGGACGAGATCGCCTGGTGGTGCCGCAGGGTGGCTAGGGGATCGGCGTGACCAGCTCCCGCTGCACCCGGCCCGACTTCCCGCTGCCCTCGAAGTAGACGTCGACGGCGCCGAAAGAGGTCCCGGTCACAACGGCCTCGGTCCCGCCCGCCACGGCGAACGCCCGCCCGGCCGCGATCAGGTTGCGGACGTTCGGGTCGCCGGCGTTCTGGGCGTCGAGCAGGGCGTCGAAGTCCGCGGGGTCGGCCAGGACGATCGCGCCGCCCCCGGTCGTGCCCAGCCGCACCCGGCCGCCGGCCGCGACCGCGGGCGGCGCCGGCTGGCCGGTGGCCGTCGCGGCGGGGGGCGGGTAGTAGGCCGACGTGGCGGGCTCCGGCCCGGCCGCCCCCCGGCGCCACGACACGACGGCGAGGGCGACCACCGCCGCGGTGATCGCCAGCGGGACGCCGACCGGGACGAGCCGGTCGTGGTCGATCCAACCTCCGGGCGCGCGGTTCATCGGGGCTCCCCATGAAGCTGGCCGAGCTGTTCGTCGAGATCCTGGGGGACGACCGGCCGCTGGGCCGGAAGCTGGACACGGTGCGGGGGCGGCTCGGCCAGTTCGCCGCCTCGGCCCGGTCGACGCTCACGATCCCGTTCGCCATCGCCTCGGGGGCGGGCGCGGCCGCAGCCACGGCGTTCCTCTTCGACGCCACGCAGAAGGCCGCCGACCTGGCCGAGACCATGAACAAGGTCTCCGTCACGTTCGGGGATTCGGCGCGGGGCGTCAAGGATTTCGCCCGCGACCTGTCGGACCGGTTCGGGATCGTCCAGAACGTCTCGCTCGACGCCGCCGCGAACTTCGGCCTGATCACCCAGGGGATGGGCCTCTCGGCCGAGGCCTCGGCCGAGCTCTCCCAGCGGCTCGTGATGCTCGCCGCCGACGCGTCGAGCTTCTACAACGTGCCCGTGGCCGACGCGCTGGAGAAGATCCGCGCCGGCCTGGTCGGCGAGGCCGAGCCGCTGCGGGCGTTCGGCGTCAACCTGTCCGAGGCGGGCGTGCAGGCCGAGGCCCTGCGGGCCGGGATCGCCCGGGTGGGCGAGAAGCTGACGGACCAGCAGAAGGTGATGGCCCGGGCCAGCCTGATCACCCAGGGGCTGGCCAAGGCGTCGGGCGACCTGAAGCGGACGCAGGAGGGCCTGCCCAACAGCCAGAAGGAGCTCGCGGGCCGTTTCGAGGAGCTGAAGGTCGAGATCGGCGAGCAGCTGGTGCCGGCGATGAGGGAGCTGGTCGGCCTGGCGGGCGACCTGAACGACGCGTTCCGGTCGGCGTTCGACACCGGCGTGGTCGAGGGCTTCGCCGGGGCGCTCCAGGGCGCGATCGGCGCGACGAGGATGCTGGCCGCCGACACGAGGGGCACGGTGCGCGGGTCGGCCGCCGCGGCGGCGATGGACGAGGGCAACGTCGGCGGCCAGCTGCTCCGCGGGTTCTTCGGCCCGCTGGGTGGCTTGATCCCCGTCTTCGGCAGGCTGACCGGCGCGTCGGACAGGCTGCGCGAGTCGATGGTGGAGGCGGCCCTGAACGCGATGGGCGGCGCCGCCGCCGGGCCCGCATCGGCCCCCGCCGCCAGCCGGCTGGCGGCGGCGGGGGCGGGGGCCGCCGGCGGCTCGGGCGCGGGGGGCATGGCCGCCACGCTGGCCGCCGCGGCGAGGATGGCCGGCGCCGGGGCGGCGGCCGGGCTCGCCCGCAAATCGGCCCTAGCGTCCGAGTGGACCGACCCGCTCGAGGGCGCCCGCCGGCTCCAGCTCGACGCCCTCAAGGGCGGCGACGACCCGGCCAAGCAGATGGTCCGCGAGCAGCAGAAGACCAACAAGCTGCTGGAGCAGATCAGCAAGCCGAAGAACCGCGACGACAAGGTGAGGCGGCGGCTGGTCGTCGAGGGGCCCGAGTGACATGGCGACCAACGTCCTGGCCGGGATCACGTTCGTCCACTCGGTCCAGTACTTCGAGAAGGGCATCGACCAGCAGGGGCCCTTCTACGAGGTCGAGTACCAGATCGAGGATTGGGAGGACGCCGACGACTTCATCAACGCGCTGCTGGGCATCTCGACCTACAGCGGCACGTCGACCACCTACGGCACGCCGCACCGGCACCCGCTCTCGCCGAACCTGATGTGCGCGGCGGCCCGGTGTGTGGGCCGGGGGCGGCCCACGCTGGGGGGCGGCTCGGGGTTCGGGTTCCCGGACTACCAGGACGGCGCGGTGATCCGGGCCACCTACCGCTCGCCGGTCGCCTCGGGCGCGGTCGGCGGCGGCGGCGTGATCGCGCCCGGCGACGACCCCGGCTGGCTCCACCAGATCAGCCGCAGCGACCCGATCCTCTGGTGCACCCAGGAGATCGACTACCTCACCGAGACGCTGGCGGTCGAGTCGCACCGCTACACCTACCAGACCAGCGGCCGGCCGCTCGACAGCCCGTTGCAGATCGACATCCCGGTCCAGGTCATGTACCTGACCTTCCACCAGATCCCGTACCTGCCGGCGTCCGCGATCCGATCCCGCCAGAACAAGCTGAACTCGGCGGTCTTCCTGGGGTGCGCCGCAGAGACCGTCATGTTCGTCGGCGCCCGGACGCGGCGCGAGTGGGACACGGCGGGCGGGCTGAAGCAGCAGGTCATGATGGAGTTCCGCTACCGGCCCTACAGCTGGAACAAGGTGCTGCTGCCCGACAAGCTGCCCCAGGACGCGGACGCGTTCGACTACGTGCGGGGGCCGGGCGGCGGCTATCGCTACGGCCTGGCCGACCACCGCGACCTGGTGAAGCTGTGAGCCGCAAGAACCGGCCGAAGCTGCCGCGCGTCCGCAGCGGCGACGAGATCACGCCGCGCCACTTCAACGAGGCGTACGACGCGATCTCTCGGCTCCAGATGTCGGTGGCGGGCGATTTCGCCGCGTACCAGTCGTTCGGCTTCGTCGCGCTGACGACCAGCCAGGTCTCGGCCCGCGTCGGCGACACGCTCGGCAAGGGGCCGGCGACGGTCTACCGGCTCTACCGCGACGGCGACAACGTGCGGTGGGTCGCGTCCATCACCGGGCGGACCATCTACAACACCTCGACCGGGATCATCGGCTCGGGCCGGTTCGTGCAGCTCAAACGGATCAACGGGTTCCTTGTCATCGACGTGGACCACTGCGACACGCCCACGTCCGCCCCGCCGACCAGCCAGTTCGCCGCCGCCCAGTTCGCCGCCGACTTCGCCAACCAGGCGGCCGTCGAGGGGACGCTGGTCGCCGGCGCCGAGTTCAGCAGCGACTTCGATGTCCTGTCGTTCGGCGGGTCGGGCCTGGTGCCGGTGCCGCCGCCGCCGCCCCCGTGACCGGAGCCTGAACCGTGGCAGACACCCAGAGGACGATGGCGACCTTGCAGGGGTTGCTCGCCGACAACACGACAAATGACATCACCGCGCAGGACCTGCGCGACTGCCTGGTCAGCGCCGCGCCGAACGCGGGGCAGCTCTACGTCACCAGCTCGGCCGCGACGACAGTCGGAAGCTCCGGCGTGTACTACGAGGCGGCCGGGACGTGGGCCCTCGGGTCGGCGGCCCGGAACTTCACACGGCAGGCCGACAACCGGCTGCGGTACGACGGGGCGCCGACGCAGCTCGCCCTGGTCGTCGCCCACTTCACGCTGGAGTGCGGTTCGTCGTCCCAATCGTGCCGGGTGGCGATCACGAAGAACGGCAGCGTCGTGGCCGGCGGCGACCAGAAGGTCTACCTGGGCACGACCGGCTCGGCGCCGGGGCAGGGGTGCGTGGTGGCGCTGACGACCGTGGCGACCAACGACTACCTGGGGTTGTGGGTGCGCAACGACACGGCGGCCAACAACCTCACCCTGGCGTTCGCCAACCTCGTCGTGCTCGGGCTGCTGAACTGAGGCGGCGATGGCATTCAAGTCCGGCAACCCCGGCTGCCCCTGCTGCGACGCGACCGACGTCGGCAGCAGCATCTGCTGCACCTGCGCCTGGCCCGAGTCCCCGACGCTCCAGACCCCGGCCGGCACGATCACGCTGGCCGCGACCACGACCCGCACGCCGGCCGGGGCCTGCGTCACGCGGACGTGGACGGGCTCGATCGCCGTGCCCGTCACCGGGATCGGCTACACCGTGATCCCGCCCTCGGGCGGCTTCCCGGGCGAGGTCTACCTCGGCGACTCCACCACCAAGTGCTGCGCCCAGCAGCCGACCGCCGCGGGCGTGGCGACCTGGACGGCCACGGTCTCGTGCGTGCGGATCACCAGCGGCACCGGCCCCAGCGGCGACTTCTGGCGGCTGGAGAGCCTGTTCTTCGCCTGTGCCTCGTGCCTCTGGCCCTTCCTCAACACGCCGATCTGCCCGAACGACGCGGTGGGAATCCCCGTGCTCGACCTCCCGCCGCTGCCGCCGGGGGCCTACGACTTCCGGGGCTGCCCCAACACCTACTCGGGGGCCCTGGCCGTCCCGACCATCGACCTCGAACCGGCGTCGTCGGGCTGCCCGCCCCGCTGCGTCACCTTCCAGTCCCGTTGGCCCGGCGTGGTCGGCCTCGTCGACATCCGGTTCTGCCCCTGATGCTCACTCCGAAAGCGGCGAGATTGCTGGGCGTCGAGCCCGGCACCGACGAGGCGTTGCGGGCCGCCGAGTCGGCCGCGAGCGACGAGGCCCGCCGCGCCGTGCGGCTCGTGCGGCTCGGCCGGCTGGCGATCGCGCAGGGGTGCGCCGCCGCGATCCCCGAGGCCGAGCGGGAGGGGTGCGGCTGCTGGTACAGGTGCCTGCGCGGGCGGTCGGCCAGGCCCAACGGCGGCGTGACCCCGCTCGACTGCGAGGCGTGCCCGGAGGCCCCGCCGCTCTGAGGAACCTGCCCCCCATGCGCCGCCTCTTCCTCTCCGCCCTGGTCTCCGCCCTGGTCGCCGGCTGCACCGCCGTGATCCCCCTCGAGTCCCCCCGCTGGACGCCCGCCGGCCCGCGCCGCTACACCCTCGCCGGGTCGCGCCACCGGGCCGAGGTGTGGCACGCCGGCCCCGTGGTCGGCTGGGCCTGGCGCGTGGTGGACGACGCGGGGCGGACGGTGGACGCCAGCACGGGCAGGGGAGGGACGGAGGCGAGGGCGAAGGGGCAGGCGGAGGTGGCGCTGAGGAGGGCGGAGGGCGGGGGCGGCTGAGGGCGGGGGTCAGTCGTCGCTCGGGGGCTGGGGGGCGGCCCGGTGGGTCGCCGCACGCAGGCCATAGCCACCGGCCGCGCCGGCCCCCAGCATGAACGTGTGCGTCAGGATCTTCTCGGCCATCTGGGCCTGCTGGTACGCGAAGCACACGGTGATCATCACGCCGGTGAACACGAGGATCCCGAGCAGGACGACCGCGGCGAGGATCTGCCTGTTCAGCTCGTGCCGGCGATTGCCGCGGGAATCCTCCCCCGTCGCGTCGATCATCCGGCCGAGCAGCTCGGGGGTGAGCTTGGCCGCGATCGGGTCGGGGGCCGCCTGCGGACCGAACGCGATCTGGGCGATGACGTTCCGGGGGTCCGCGGCGGGGACCGGCTGCGGCTGGGCCGTCGTCGCCTGCTCGACCGGCCCGACACCCGGTCCGATCACCAGGGCGGCGGGCTCAGGGCTCCCCGCGGCATCAGTCATTGGCGGCCCCGTCGATCCGTCGCAGCTTCCTGCAGAGCCGCCGCAGGTTGCCCAGCGATGGGCGGATCTGCCGGCGGGCCATCCTGCGAAGTTCTTGCGCCAGCATCGCCTCCATGTACCGGCGCAGTATCTCCTGGCGGATGGCCCCCTCGGCGTCCGCCGGGATCTGGTAGCCCTCCGATTTGAGGCGGCACACGGCCTGTTCGGCGATCTGCTGGCCCCGGCGAGCATCCGGCAATGTGATCGGCATGCGACGGACTCCCATCAACAGTCCCCCCGTCCCGGGCCGCTGTACGGCCGTGAGGTGGGGCTGGCGATGGCTGAAGCTGCAAGTTGGGGGCCCCGTTCGCCGGGATCGTACCCGCGGGGCCGGATCGGGCAAGGCCGGCCGACGCCCTCCGAGGCGGGCCGCCACCCGAAAGGATCGTAGGAAACCGGCCCGGCGGTGTCCATTTCCCTCCCCGGGGAATCGGGCGCTGCGCCAGGGCGCCGGGGGGGGGCCCGCGCGAAAAAGAGTCAGCGGCACGCCCGGCTGACGCGATGGTGTAGTCGAGAAAGGAGCGTCCCATGACCGAGTTCAACGGCAGGGCCGACGACGTGAGGCCGGGCCCGGGACGGCCCCCCGGCAGGACCATCCTCGTCCACGGGCCATGGCCCGAGATGAGGGCGACGATCGTCGATTACGTCGCGACCGGGGCCGGCTACAGGGCCGAGACCCGCGAAGTACCCGCGTCGGAGATCTGGCAGAAGCCGGGGCCGGGCTGAGCGATCCCGCTCACCCAACCCCCTCGCCGCGGAACCAGCGGCGGTACTTCGCCACGTCGATGGCGTAGGCGACCGAGTAGCCGCGGCCGTCACCGGTCAAGACGGCGAAGTTCACCACGTCCCTCCCGTCGGCCGGCTCCGGGTCGAGGCGCAGGGCACCGTCCATGGGCCCGACGTAGACGTGAGCGAAGGGCCGGTCTGGGTGCCCGCTCACCCGGAAACCGAAGCTGCGTGCCACGCGGTCGAGAACGACCCCCATCGGCGAGTTGATGTCGACCCAACCGGCGGGTAGCTCGGCGGCGAGCTCGAGCGCCAGATGCACGCGCACCCGCCTGGGCTCGACCAGGCCGCCGACCAGGCCGGCGTCGGCAATCGACGCTTCCGCGAAGAACAGGCGGCCTCCCCCCAGGTCGCGCAGCGCGGTGTAGATCGCGCCGTCCCCGCTCACCTCGTACGGGCCCGGCTCGTTCAGCACCTTGCGGACCCGATCCTGGCCGATCTCCAGGAGATCCATCAGCACCCCCGCGCGGGGGTCCATCTCGACTTCGAGCACTTGCGGTCTCCTTTCTTCAAGGGCCCAGCTACCCCCCCCCTCCCCGCTTGCACCCACACTGTCCCGACGTACACTATCCCCGTGGAGTCCCTCTGTGCGGCTGGCCCCGACGACGGGGGTGGGTGATGGCGAGGAATGCGGCGGGGGCAAATTGGACCCGACCGGGCGGGCGGTTCCCCGGGCTTTCGCGGGCCTCCTGCGGGGCCGGCGGCGATCCTGCCGGCCGTATCGATTGCGCCGGGGCGATGTAAAATCGCCGCCGGGTTTGAATGGATGGGCTGCAAGCCGCCGCGACGCGCGTTCGATCATCGCACTAGAGACATCGAAGGATTCGGGAGGCAGCGATGGCGGAAGCGAACCTGAAGCCCGAGAAATACCGCATCCAACTGGGGCAAATCGAGCATATCGTCTGGGCCTATCGCACGTCCGACCGATTAAAGCTGCCCGAACACCACCGCGACCTCGCCCAGCCCAGCGAGAGCGGGCGCAGCCTTTTTGTCGTCACTCTCGCTCCCGCGTCCGATCAGGTGCCGCCGGGACTCGATTTGGCCCATATGTCAACTCACCCGGAGATGGGCGGCGGAGCCTAGCTCTCGCCACCTCATACCCCAGGTCTCTCGCTGCCTCCAGGATGTCGGCCTCTAGTCGCCTGGCCTCCTCGCTGGCCAGGACGTTCTGCTCGTCGTCCGCCAGGAATTCCAGAGGGACGTTAAGCTTCCTCGCCATTCGAAATGCTTGATAAACATCAGGCGTGTTCACATTGCGAAACCATTTAGAGACTTGAGATTGCGATACTCCGGCGGCTTCCGCGAGCGCGGATTGCGACAGGCGGTAGTGGTCGGACAGCAGCTTAAGCTTCTCGCCGATGGTCATATGGATGAGGATCACGATCGCAACTCCATAGTGCAATTCCAGTTGGAATAAATGCTGAGAATTAAAACCTGGAGTATTGACCTTTAGAACTTATGGTTGTAACCTTCTCTCGTGCGACAAACGTTGCATGGGGAGGGATGAAGTGCTCCGAACTGCCAGCAGCATCGCCAGGGAGTGGGGCCTCCGGGTCCACGAGGTGGCCACGGTCATCCGGGCCTCCGGGGTGGACTTCATGGCCACCGGCAACTCGTGGCTGCTGACGCCCGAGCAGGTCCGCGAGATCGAGCCGCAGCTCCGGCGGCTGAAGCAGCCCAAGCCCAGGGACGTGACCCTGGCGCGGGAGGCCTGAGCCGTGACGAAGGCCAAGGCCCCGCGCGAACTCGATTTGTTCGGCAACCCCATCGAGGAGAGGCCGAGAGACCCCGTCCTGCGTCTTCCGTACGAAGACAGCAAGGTGCGGGTCGTCATGAAGAACGGCGAGCCTTGGTGGGTCGCCAAAGACGTTTGCCGGATCCTCGACATCCAGAACCCGCGAGACACCCTCGCGAAGCAGGTGGCCGAGGACGAGAAGGGGGTAGAAGCTGTCTACACCCCCGGCGGCGAGCAGCAGATGCTTGTCGTCAATGAGCCCGGGCTCTATCGGCTGATCTTCACGAGCCGGAAGCCCGAGGCCGAGCAGTTCCGCAGGTGGGTGTTCCATCACATCCTCCCGACGCTCCGGAAGACGGGCACATACCAGATGCCGCGGGCCGAGAAGGTCCGCCGCAGGCTGAAGTGCGACCCCGCCACCGCCTGCGAGCGCGTCAAGCAGCTCGACGCCAACAAGGCCGACCGCGCCCGGATGCTGGCCGACGGCGCCGACGTCGGCGACCTGGCCGACTGGCACAACGCCGGCTACCGCGGCCAGTTCGGCCGGACCGCGGCCGAGCTGCGCGGGGCCCTCGGCCAGCGGGCCTGGGAGACGCCGCTGGACCGCATGGGCGAGGTCCCGCTGGCCGCCAACCGGCTGGCGAAGGCGGTCGCGAGGCGGGCCAGCCTGGAGCAGTCCGTCCCGGTCGAGAAGCAACCCGCCCTCCTCGAATCGATCAGCCGGGAGATCACGTCGGAGACCCTGGCGAAGCTCGGCCCCGGCCGCCGCTTCGGCCTGGTGGACGACGAGAGGCGGGGGCGGATCATCGACGTGGTGCCCATCCCCGCGGCGCTGCCGCCGCCGGCCACGCCGCAGCAGTGATTCGCCGGCCCCGCCGTTGCGCGGCCGGCAAAGTCTGACACGTTCCGATTTCGCCACACGAGACCGCGCGGGCGGCCCCGATCGCCGTCCGCGCCGAGCGAGGGAGAGCCCCGATGTATTTGAGCCAGGAACCCGGCCGCGAGCTGGCCGACGGCGAGATCCGCGGCCTGACGGCCGACGAGCTGATGCGGCAGCTCAGGATGGCGGACTGCTCGCAGGCGAGCTGCGTCGACGCCCGCGACAAGGCGCAGGCCGAGGCCGAGCTGTGGATGGCGCGCAAGCAGCGGTTCGCCGACGAGCTGCGGGCCCGCATGCTCGGCGCCGGCGTGCGGCTGGTGCACGACTACAGCCGCGTCTACCAGGTCCGCGAGCTGCCCGTCGGCCCGCCGGTGCTGGAGATCCACGAGATCGGGACGGCCGAGAAGCTCGGCCCGCGCGTCGAGCCCTTCACCCCGGCCGAGGCCGTCTGACCCTGACGCGGGGAGGGCTGGGGCCATGACCGGCTACGACTCCTGGAAGCTGGCCTCCGCGCCGGAGGCCGACTGGGGCGACGACCCGCCCCGCGACTGGCTGACGCCGCGGCGGGGCTCGCCGGCGGCGCTGTGGCTGATGGCCGCGAGGCTGCGGCGGGCCGGCGGGCTGCTGGCGGCCTGGCACGCCCTCGGGCTGCGGGCGGCGCGGGAGGGCGACCCCTCGGGGCGCCTGGCCCGGCGCCGCCGCGAGGTCGGCGCGCTGGCCGACGGGCTGTGCGGGGAGGCCGGGCGGCTCGGGCTGTCCGAGCCCCGGTGGGCGACCGACGTGCTGCTCGTGCGCCGGGCGCACGAGGGGCGGGCGAGGGCCCTGGCGCTCCGCGCGGAGCGGGCCTATCTCGCCCGGCTGGAGCGACGCGGGGAGGAGGTGGCGGCGTGATGGAGACGCAGGGCTACTGGCTGGCGATGTTGGCCAGCGCGGCGGTCGGCGGGGCGGCGGGCGCCTGGCTGGCGAGGTGGAGGAGGGACGACCAGGTCGACGCCGTTAGGCGGTGGGCCGAGGACCGGCTCCGCGGCCTGAACGAGGCGCAGGGCCGCGAGATGGGCGCCGTGTACGCCCGGGTCGAGCGGCTGGAGCGCGACGCGGCGCCGGGGGCCGCGGTGGCGGCGCTCAAGGCCGAGCTCGCCTCGTTCAACGGCCGCTTCGCCGACTTCGCCGAGACGATGCGCGAGTGCTTTGGCGGCCCGACGATCGTCCCCTTCCCGACCGCCGACGCCGTCGCCGACTTCGACGGCGGCGAGGCCGACCCGCGGCTGAACTGAGGGGGAGGGATGGAGATGGGCGACCGTGTCGTGCGGGGCGTGGCGTGGGGGCTGATCTTCGCCTCGGCCGCGTGTTTCTGGGCCGGCGTGGGCTGGGTCGTCGCGTCGCGGTGGCGCGAGCGGCCCGTGCCGGTCAGCGAGTCGGCGGTCCCGGCGTCGGAGCCGGAGCCGCCGCTGGTGGTGATCCAGAGCGTCCCGACGCCGCCGGCGGCGCGGGGCGACTAGGAGGGGCACCGATGTCGACGATGTCGGCGGCGGAGAGGGCCGCCTGGCTCGAGGAGAGGTTGACGGGGGTGGGGGCCAGCGAGGCCGCCGCCGCCCTGGGGGTCTCCCCCTACGACACCCCGCTGTCGCTCTACCTCCGCAAGGTCGGCCTGGCCGGCGAGCACGCGGAGAGCGAGGCCATGCGGTGGGGCACCCGGCTCGAGCCCCTGCTGGCCGAAGCCTACGAGGAGCGGACCGGCCGCCGCGTCGAGCGGTCGCAGGTCTTCCTCCGGGACCCGGGCAGGCCCTGCCTGCTCGCCACGCTCGACGGCATCGACTCGGCCGGCGAGATCGTGGAGCTGAAGACGATCGGCGCCCACGCCGCCCGCGGCCGGCTGGGCGACGAGGGCACCGACGAGCTGCCGGAGCACTGGCTCGTCCAGGCCCACCAGCAGATGGTCGTCGCCGGCTCCGACGTCGTGCACTTCGGCGTGCTGGTGGGCGGCCAGGAGTTCCGGCTGTACGACGTCCGCCGGGACGCCGCGCTGGCCCGCGCCGTGGCCGACGGCGTCTGCCGGTTCTGGGACCGCCACGTCGTCCCCCGGGTCATGCCCGAGCCCTCGGCCGCCGACGCCGAGGTCCTCTCCCGCGTCCGGCCCGCGCCGGGCCGCGAGGTCACGTTGACGGGCGACGGCCAGTTCTGGGCCGACGCCTACGCCGAGGCCGCCCGCGAGGCCAGCCGCGCGAAGGACCAGCTCGCCAACGCGAAAGCGCACTTCCTGGCCGCGATGGGCGACGCCGAGACCGCCCGGACCATCGACGGCGACGTCTTCGTCCGGAAGGTCGTCGAGGTCGCCGAGAAGACCGTCACCACCAGGGCCTACTCCTACGTCCGGCTCACCCACAAGCCGAGGAGGGACGACGCATGACACGCGCCGCGACGCCCGCCAAGACCCCGCCGCGCGACCTCAGGGTGTTCCTGGAGTCGGCGCGCGACCGGCTGGCCGAGGCCCTGCCCCGGCACCTCGGCCCCGAGCGGCTGATCCAGCTCGTCTCAGCGATGGCCTTCGAGAACCCGAAGCTGGCCGAGTGCGACCAGGGCAGCGTCCTGGCCTCGCTCCTTAAGGCCGCCAGCCTCGGCCTGGACCTGACGACGGGGATGATGGAGGGCTACCTCATCCCCCGCTGGAACAAGCACGCCGGCCGCCACGTCTGCACGTTCATGGTCGGCTACCAGGGGCTGGTCAAGCTCGCCCGGCAGGCCGGCTGCAGGGGGATCCGGTCGGCCGTCGTCTACCAGAACGACACCTTCACCTACCGCTACGACCCCGAGCTCGTCCTGCAGCACATCCCGGCGACGGGCCCGCGGGGCGGCATCGTCGGGGTCTACGCCACCGGCCAGACGCCCGACGGCACCCACATCGTCGAGTACCTGTCGGCCGAGGAGGTCGAGGCGGTCCGGGCCCGGAGCCAGAGCCCCGACGAGGGCCCGTGGAGGACCGACTGGGCGGAGATGGCGCGCAAGACCGCGCTGAAGCGGCTCTGCAAGGCCCTGCCCCGCTCGGTGGAGCTGCAGAGCGCCATCGCCTGGGACAACCAGGAGTACCAGCCCCCGGCCGCCGCGCTCACGCCGCCGCCCGCCTCGAGCAGATCCGCGGCGCTGGGCGCCCGCCTCGCCCCGACGCCGGCCCTCGAGGCCCCGGCCGAGGACACGCCCCAGGCCGAGATCGTGCCCGCCGAGTACGCCACCCAGGATCCCGGCTACGACGACTCCATCCACGACACGGAAGGGGGCCGCAATGGCTGAAGTCAGCCCTCCCCCGAAGCGGGGGCTGCGCCGGCCCGGCGAGCTGCCCCCGGAGCGCTACGAGGTCACCAACCACGCCGCCGGCAAGCTCCAGCGGCTGGGCGTCCCCTACTGGGCCGTGACCACCGTGCTGCGCGGCGGCCACTGGATGCCGGCCGGCGGCGGCTGCCGGCGCTACACCCTGGCCCCCGAGGTCCGCGCTGCGGGCGTCCCCCCGGCCATGCGGGCCTGGGCCGGCCTCAACGTGATCGCCGACCCGCAGAACCAGTGCGTCGTCACCGTGTACGACGGCGACACGCCGCCCGAACGCGAACGCGAACGAGAGAGGCCCCCCCGCGGCGGCAACCGCGGGGGGGCCCGTGACGGACAGCTCAGGATCTACCCACCGCAATCCGGGCCGGGCTCCCCCAGCCGAGCCCACTCCGGCGGTCGCACGCCGGAGACGCCCGCCGCCGCGAGCGGCGGGCCAGGGGGGACAGCCGCCAAGACGGCGGCTGCAGGGGGGGAGGGGGGCGGGTCTCAGCGGCCGGGCAAGGATGCTCGTTCGTCCGCCCCCCCACCCCACCCTCTCCATCATGCCGCGCCGGGCGGCGACGCGCCGGCGGGCGGCGCGGCCGCGGCGCTCGCGGCGGCCCTGGCGCTGGGGGGGATGGGCCTGTGCTGGCTGATCTACACCCTCCTCTCGTGACGGCACTGGCGGCCCCCGGCGCGTCGCCCGCGCCGGGGGCCGGGCGGCGACGCGCGGCGAGCGACAAACCCGGAAGCGAACCCCCGATGAAGCGGGAGGACATCAACATGCTTGCCGCCTGGCACCGGGCCAACCCCAGGGAGTGCCCCGCCGCCGTGGTGGCCTACTGCCTGCTCCGGCTCAAGGGGGCCGGCGCCGAGATCGTCCCGAACGACCTGGTGAAGCTCCTGGAGATGGACCGGAGCACCGCGTCCAAGGCCCTCAAGAGGGCCCGCGAGAGGTACCAATCCGAGGGCGCCACCGTGGGGACTATCCCCACGGTCGAGCCCGCCCCGACCGTAGGGACTATCCCCACGGTCGACGGCCCCCGACCGTGGGGACTATCCCCACGGTCGACCGTGGGGACTATCCCCACGCTGAACGAGTGTGAGCGTGGGGACTATCCCCACGCCACCGTGGGGACTATCCCCACGGTCGAGCCCCCGACCGTGG